CAAGAAACTAGGTGAACTGCCTAGTCCTCCCCCGAGACTCTTCCCTCGAAAGAGGGGGAGCGGTCACAGACAGCTCCGTCTCGGGTACCCACCGAAAGCCCTCACGGGATTTCGGCTCTAGCTCAACATAGGATCCCGTCCTTGGGGCTGGGATGTCCATATGAAGGGGTATTTCCCCAATATGGTATCCGCGCCTTCGGGACAGAAATCTATGCAATGAGCTGTATCCATCGGTAGACTTACGCCGTGCTCGAGAAGAAACTCCTCGAATGCGGACCTCCCAACGATGGTAATCATCATTCCACCTTCTTTGAAGATGGTGAAACGACGACCCACAGAAGGAGGTTCTACCCTGGATTCCACAGTGGAGTCCCACAACCGGGACGCCTCTAATGAGGCGATCTGGAAGTGTCGATTCGAGTGCTTTTGCGGCATGCCATAGTCCTTTCAAGAAAAGGTTATTGGTGTAGTCGTTTACAGCACTCCATCCACTGGGAGTGTCGGACTTGACGGTCTTGGGTCTACAAGGGGTTACGTCATACCCCTTGTAAGAATCCTGCCCGCAAGACTCGCGGAAGAAGCCAGACGAGAACGACTTGTTCTCGTTAACTTTCAACCCGAGGTAATGCAGCAAGTTCGTCAAATCAGCGTACCGTTCTCGGGGAACGATAAGATCATCCCCGAAAACTCGGACCGATCCTCCATATTTTCGTCTATAATCTTTCAATGTCGGCTGTCGAGGCATTACTGCCAAACAGCAACAGAGGAAGACTACGGACTGAATAGGGAAGGTCAATGCCGAACCTTGGGTCGCGAATTTCCGCAATACTAGCGGAGTTCGAAGACCAGGGATCACCTGGTCGACCGTCCACCGTGTACGGACAGCATGGAGGAGCTCGAGGAACAACTTATTTCCCCGAAAAATCCTCTCTACTACCCAACACGATAAGCGATCTGAAGCTGACGACAAATCAAGAGTCGCCAATTTCCGATCCAAGGATGCAGATACCACCATACGTCTAGAAGGCTCTTGATCTCTGATGGTGACGAAGTCACCGCCGAAGACCTTTTGCAATCTAGATACCACGAGTTGTGCCAACAACTGTTGACACCATTGATGGCATGTAGGCTCCGAGGCGATAAGCCTCGGCGCCTTTGCCGTCTTTGGGACCCCCATCAATTTACTCGGGGGCTCGTGGCAAGATGGATACGCCCTATCCAAGAGATGTACGGCATTTAACACGCCGAATTGATCAAATGGAAAGTGGTGCTGCAACTTCTCAGGCCAATTTGGGAAGGCGAACTTATCGTCCACCCTCTTAAGGTCTGAGACGGCACCCGGGCCGTGTCTTAACCAGCGGACGGTACCGGCGTCACAGCCCTCTCCTTCGGAGAGGGCTGCAACATCGGGATTACCCATCGCTGCAGAAACCTGCGCACTAACGTGCGTAAGATTTCTGAGAAGTCGCCTGAGCTTCCTTCCTTCTTGCGAGTCTGCGAAGACTCCTGGGAAGAGAGGGAGGCCGTGTTCCATGCCATCAGTGAAACTGACAGTGTGGCCACGGTTATCAGGATCAAGGGTATCGCAATCCCACGCAAGCGTGGGACGGCGGGTCCTAGATTCGATCTCATGGTATTCTCCTGAAACGTTGACTAGACGTTGACGGGAGCACCTGACCTCAATCCGTTTCCCCAAGCAGCTAAGCTGCCTAAGGAAGAAGATTGCTGTCGGATCGACATCTTCTCTCAAGACACCAGAATTGTCAAATACGCGCAACCAGAGTCCCGAGAACAATTTCGGCACTCTGATCCTCTTGGACCTTGCATTACTGCAAGGCCCTTGGAGGGGTAGGCGTCCCTTTTCGAGACCCTCTAACAGGAGGGAATCGAGGTTGGGGAGGTCTAGGGTGAAAGCTCCTAGACCTCGATTTTTGACAAGGGAGGTGATTCGGACTAAGTCCTTGTCTAACCCCCCCATCTGGGGGTACGCAGCACGGACGTCCGCAAGGACGCCGCGCTCGACTTGGAGTAAGACATGTTCTTGGCTTTTCATAACCTATCCTTTCGGAGAAAGTTATTCCAAGCCCAAGAAACTCCCTACAAGTAAGGTGGCTTGCGCCACCTTAGACCAACGTTAGTTGATCCAGTTGATCAGCTCAGAAACGTGGGCGCTTGAAAGGACGCCAACGAATCCATTGTCGAAGTTCAACGCGGCGGTTGGATCTTCAACGCGCTCGTTTTCGAGCACGATGTAGGCCTTCCGCACCGTCGACTTCGTCGCTGGTGCCACCGGATATACCGTTTGCACAAGTTCAACGTTGTGTCGATCGATTTCGACACCCCGCTGATCTGTGTAACGGGAATGCCGGATTTTGGCAGTGAACTCATCAAGAGTACCTCGCAAGAAGTACTCTGACGCATAACCGTCGTCCTTGATCCTGTTAAGGACCTTGGCGACTGCGTTAATTGTCACGGTGAGTGTAGGTTGTCCTAGGGCCATGTTATACTCCTCTTGGCTCTATCGGTTAACAATTCCGGTTCTAACGCCGGTACTTGCTTATACCGATCGAACCAAGAATCGACAACTGCCTAGCATTTAAGATAGGCAGGTGGGCGGAAAGCGTAGGCGTAACTGGAGATCGCGTTTTCGATTCCACCTTGACAATCCACGGCCCTATAGGGGACGTCATTGTCAAGCCGAGGGGAAAAGAACCCCCGGTTTTAGTGTATTGATAACGCGTGGTACGATGGGACATGATACACAGTCCGGTCGCGGTACATGGAATAATGTTCCTATTCGACATGAGATAATCTCCTGTCGAGGAGCACCAATCCACTAACCAAGACCACGGTATTAGGTTCCACGCTGTGGCGAAATCCACAGTGAGGCCTAAAACCGCACGTCGTGCCGCTCTCCTGAGAGCGTCGTCTGTACTGGGGAAACCGACGGATGGTTTCCATCTCACGAATCCCCAGACCTCCTCAACGGTATTAGCCGTAAAGGTGGTATTGATAGTGCCGCCATTCGAGGTCCCTGAGTTTACTACAAAAGGACCAGAAGAATAGCCTGCACCTCTAAACAACGACCTCTTACGTCGGAGGGTACCTTCCTTTAGAGCATTCAATTCACGCATGCGACTAGCAAACGCATCTTGAAAGTCTAGCAAAGAAGAAAGGTCCGAGATCATGGGTGCGATACCGAAGTGGTAACTTAGGTTACCGCGGGCGAGGGATTTTAAGAACCCATCGCCATGACCACGAATGAGTAAGGGTAGTTCCCTTAACTCAGCAATGGCTATCGGCAGGTCAACTACAGGCCTTGACGGAGAAGTCAGGGCAAGTAGTTTAGCCGCCAGAGCACCATTACTCGGTCTTCCGAATGTAGCTATGTGCCAACTCGACACTGGCTGCAACGCCCGGAAGTGCTGGGGGACCAAATTGGTCATCCTTTGCACAACTTGGTTGTTGCAGTTCGTACCATTCGCACTCATTGGCGTGCCTTCCCATTCGATCTTTGTCATATCGAAGGAATGGCCGTCACCAACGAAGGTTTCATCCACACACGTTTCCTTCCAACGGTTCCACGAGTGGTTCCAGTTGGTAAGAGCGCATGGGATGCCACCAACGGTGGTGAACGTTCCGGTGCTGTTCGCACCAGAACGAGAACGAGTACGGGTCATAGCTACTCTCTACACAGGTTACAGGGACACCACATCGGTGCGAGTCATCTCAGGAGGCCC